CCTTAAATGGTGTCGTGGGCTTCCGCGAAGAAATATCCGGTTTTACGTGTCTTATACATGTAGCAGCCTCATGTCATGCCTCCACTTTGGTGATGGTCATGCGGGCGGCGTCGGGGATTTCCCTGCACAGCTGGTCCCAGTCTCCGTACCCGTGAGCAAGCGCGATGTACTCCCTTGCCAGCTCTTCCGTGGCTGCCCTCAGCACTCCGGAGCGCTCGCCCTCGCTGGTGATCCCATCTACCGGCTGTCCTTCGAACTCGATCAAATATTTCATTTCTTTTTCCTCCTCTCCCGGCCACGCCAATCGGGGCCGCGGATGTGATGCCCGCTGGCATTCCGTCGGCGGGCGGGCGGTGGTCAATCCGGGGCGCGCTGACGATGCGCGCCCAGGGCTACAACTCGGCCTCTTCAGCCGCAGCATATGCGGCTTCGGTCCGGTAGGCCCTCCTGGCCGCACAGTACAGCTCCTCTGCGGGGATAGCATCCCCGCACTCGTGGGGGTACGCCGCGAACACGCGGCATTCCGCAGCGACATCAAGGATGTCGCTGCCGTAAAACCAGCCGGCCAGGCCGGCATTCCTGGCGGCCAGATCAGGCCGCCCTGAGGCTGCTTGCGACAACCTGAAATCGAAGCCTTCCATTATGATCTCCTCCCAATCCCGGCACCGCGCCGGGTATGTGCAAATAGTCCCACGGTGACGCCGTGGCGTCAACGACAATGCGTGACCGGGCGGTCACACCAAGCGCCGGAAATCGTATTTCCGTTATATAAATATGGACCAGAAGTATGGCGAGACCGCGGCATCAACCGACAGACGATAACCGGGCCGAAGTTGCCGCGCTTGCATCGTTTGGGATCAACGAAGCGGCGATATCTGGATATATCGGGGTGGACGCCAAGACTTTGCGCAAGTATTACCGGCACGAACTCGACACCGGCGCGCTGCGCGCAAACGTGAAGGTCGGGACGTTCCTATTCCATGCCGCGTCCGGGGCCGCCTTGGAAAAGGGAGCGAATTATGCCGATTGCGTCAGGGCGGCGATGTTCTGGGCCAAAACCAGGATGCGCTGGCGCGAGACGGACCGGCTCGACGATGGCGAGGATGCGCAGGCCATCACCATCCGTATCGCGGTGGACAATGATTGAGGTGGAGCGCGCGGTACTGCTGAGCAAAGAGCAGGCTGGCTTTGTCGTCGATCCAAACCCCTACCCGCTATTTCTCGGCGGCTACGGAAGCGGAAAAACCACGGCGCTGGTGATCTGGACGATTATTCAGAAGCTCAATCACTCTGCGCACAACATCGGCTACTACGCGCCGACCTACGACCTGGTGCGCATGATTGCGTGGCCGGCATTCGAGGAATGGTTGGATCGGCTCAAAATCCGGTACAAACTCACCAAGTCGCCGCTGAACAAGATCGATCTCCCAGGCCGTGCATCGATCATCTTCCGCACCATGGACAATCCCGGGAGGATCATCGGTTATGAGACCGCCGCATCGGCGGTGGATGAGCTGGACACACTCAAGACCGAGCAGGCCGAAGACGTGTGGCGCAAGATTCTGGGCCGGAATCGGGCGAAGATCAGCGGCCCTAACCGGATAGCGGTGGCGACGACGCCAGAGGGGTTCCGGTTCTGCTATCGCGTGTGGGGTAAAGACCCGCAGGACGGCTACAGCATCACCAGGGCCGACACACGCACCAACAAGCACCTGCCGGCTGGCTATATCGATTCGCTGATTGCTAACTATCCGGCGCACCTGGTGGATGCCTATGTGCGCGGGCAGTTCGTCAATCTCACATCGGGCACCGTGTACCGCTGTTTTGATCGCACCACCTGTGCGACAGATGCCGTGGCGGAACCGGGCGAGCCGCTGCATGTCGGGATGGATTTCAACGTCGGCAACATGGCGGCGGTAATCCATGTGGTGCGGGATGGCAAGCCGATAGCGGTCGGCGAAGTGTCGAAGGCGCTGGATACCGTGGATATGTGCGCCATGCTGCGCGAGCGGTACAGCGGACACGACATTTCCGTGTACCCGGACAGCTCAGGCAATTCCAGGCGATCCAGCGATGCGGGCGAAACCGACATCCGCACACTGCGCGATGCGGGATTCCGCGTATACGCGCCATCCGCAAACCCTAAGGTGCGCGACCGGATCAATTCGATGAATGCGGCATTCGCCAATGGCGGGTATCGGGTGAACATCGCCGCGTGCCCGACCTACGTTGAGGCGCTTGAGCAGCAGACCTACGACAAGCACGGCGAGCCGGACAAGACCTCTGGCCATGACCACCATGTCGACGCGGCGGGATACTATATCCACTACCGCTGGCCGCTGGTGAAACCCGCCATGCAGATCAACATGAGGATGGCCATGTGAGCGTAGACGCAAAGCACGCACAGTACATTGTGCACGAAGATCGGTGGCGGGCCATCGACGATGCTGTGGCTGGGCAGGCCGCAATCAAGGCTGGCGGTGAGCTGTATTTGCCACGGCCGAATCCTGCCGACAAGAGCAAGGAAGCTGCGGACAGATATCAGCAATATCTCAAGCGCGCGGTCTACTACAACATCCCGCGCCGGACCGTTGAAACTCTGGTTGGCGCGGCATTCCGCAAGGCGCCGGTACTGGACGGCCTGCCGGCACGGCTGGGGATCGTGGGCGATGACATCGATGGCGCTGGCGTATCCATCTATCAGCAGTCACAGGCTGCGCTCTGCGGCGTCCTGGCGGTGGGCAGAGCTGGACTACTGGTGGACTACCCGCAAACGGCTGGCGGCGCTTCTGTGGCCGATCTCGAGAGCGGCGCGATACGGCCAACCGTGGTGCTATACCGCGCGCGCGACATCATCAACTGGCGCACAACGAGGGTGGGCGCGCGCAATCTGCTGTCGCTGGTAGTGCTGGCCGAGACTCATTCGGTGGCAGAGGGGTTCGTCGAGACGCACCAGAGACAATATCGGGTGCTGCGCCTGACCGACGCCGGATACCAGCAAGAGCTGTGGCGAAAAAGCGAGACGTCCGGCGAGTGGGTATTGGTGGCCGACCCGACGCCAATTCGCGACAGCTCCGGCAACCCGTGGAAGGAAATCCCGTTTGCATTTATCGGCGCGACGAACAACGACCACAACGTCGATGATGCGCCGCTGGAAGACATCGCCAACATCGCCATCGCCCACTACCGCAACAGCGCGGATTATGAGGAGGCTGCGTTTTTGTGTGGCCAGCCGCAACCGTGGATGAGCGGACTGTCGGAGGAGTGGCGAGACTGGATGCAGACCAATGGCGTTTATCTCGGCTCGCGCAGTCCGATCCTGCTGCCTGCGGGCGGGGCGTTCGACATCGCCCAGGCCGCGCCGAACATGGCCGCCAAAGAAGCGATGGCGCACAAGGAGGAGCTGATGGCCGCGCTCGGCGCACGGTTGCTGACTCCGGGGGGTGCTGTCAAAACCGCAACCCAAGCGCAAGGCGAGCAGGAGTCGGAGCATTCCGTGCTATCACTGGTCGCGTCCAATGTATCCGAAGCGTATACCAAGGCGCTGCAGTGGATGGGCATGTTCATCGGCGCAGAGGGCGGCTCCTACAAAATCAACCAGGAATTCACGGCGCCGACCATGGACCCGAACATGCTGGCGCAGCAGCTCGCTGCGGTTCTGGCCGGCCAGATGCCGCAATCGCAGTTCTGGCGCAATCTCAAAGCGACTGGCCTGATGGACCCGGAAGCGGACGATGAGGAGCTGCGCGAAGAACTGGACGCCGCGCCTGTGGGGCTTAACTTGGATGGCTAAGCCCGCGCTGGTCGATGCGTCCATTCGCCACCAGGTATTTCTGGAGCGGCTGAAATCGGGCGAGGCGGCCAAGGTGCGCAAGTTCCTGGTTGAGATGGACCGATATCTGCGCCAGCGGCTCGGCGGAACGGAGTTTCAGCGCAGCCGGATCGAGGCGCAGCTTGCCCAGATCAAGGTAGACCTCGCGGCGATCCGTGGCGATGCGCGCCGGCAACTGCTTACGGAAATGCGCGATGTCGCGGAGTCAGAGGCCGCATTCAACGTCCGGTCGCTCAACGAGATCGTGGTGAATTACTCGGTGGCCGCGCCGGAGCAGGTATACGCTGCGGCGCTGGCAAAACCGCTGTCGCTGCGCGGGCCTGGTGGCGGCAAGCTGATCGAGCCGCTGCTGGTGGATTTCGACGACCGCACCGTAACCAGGATCATCGATACTGTTCGCCAGGGGTTTTTCGAGGGCCAGACGAATGCGTCGATCCTCAAGGCGATTCGCGGGACGGGCGCGGCCAGAAACGAGGATGGGCTACTTGCCCAGCTATCGCGCCAGGAAGAAGCAATCGTGCGGACGACTGTGCAGCATTTCGCGGCGGTAGCCAAAGAAGAAGTCTACGCGGCCAATCGCGATTTGGTGAAGCGGGTGCAGTGGCGTTCGACGCTCGATTCTCGCACCACAACCGAGTGCCGCAGCCTGGACGGGCGGATATTCCCCGTGGATGAAGGCCCGCGTCCGCCGATCCATATCAATTGCCGCTCGACGACGGTGCCTGTGGTTAGCGAGGAGTTTGAATTCCTGCGCGAGGGTGCGACACGTTCGGCACTGGGCGGGCCTGTGGATGCAAAGACCACATACTACGACTGGCTCAAGCGCCAGCCCGCCGAGTTCATCGACGACGTTATCGGCCCGACACGAGGCAAGCTGCTGCGCGATGGCGGGTTGACCGCCGAACGATTCGCCGAGCTGAACATTGGCCGGAATTTCCAACCGCTGACTCTCGCGCAGATGCGAGAGCGTGAACCACTCGCATTCCTGCGAGCCAACCTGTGAGGAAACTATGACCCTGAAATACACGGTGGACAGTCTCGACGGCATCGATGATGCACTCAAGCCGCTCTACCAGAAGGACGGCGACAAGTACGTTCTGGCTGTGGACGGAATCCCGAAGGAGGATGTCAGCGGACTGAAACGGCAGGTTGAAACCCTGCTCGGCGAGAAAAAGGCGGCTGCAGAACGCGCGAAAGCTGCGGAAGAAGCGGCGGCGGCAGCAGCGGAAGAAGCCGCTCGCAAGGCGGGGGACACGAAATCCATCGAAGAAAGCTGGCAGAAAAAGCTGGCGAAGGCCGAAGCAGAAGCAAAAGCGAAGATCGAAAGCCTTACCGGCATGGTGACAAAACTCACCAGCGGGCAGATGGCGACCAGGCTCGCGGCAGAGCTTGCATTGCCGGGACATGCGGACGTACTATTGCCGCATATCTCCGCCCGGTTGCGGACGGATTACGAGGATGGCGGGGCCAAACTGGTAATTCTGGATCGCGACGGGAAACCATCGGCGATGTCGGTCGATGAACTGAGAGAGGAATTCGTCAGCAACAAAGCGTTCGCGCCGTTGTTGGCAGGATCGAAAGCGTCTGGAGGCGGGGCCGAAGGACAGAATACTGGCGGAGCCGGTGTTCGGAAGGTTACCCGCACCGCCTTTGCCGCCATGACGCCTGCACAGAGATCAGCGTTGGCCAAAGAAGGTGCCACCATCGTTGATGACTGAGGTGTCCCATGGCAAACGTACTTACCAATCTTGCGCTCGATATCCAGAAAGCGGCTGACGAAGTTGGCCGTGAGCTGGTCGGCGCCATTCCCAGCGTACTGATCAACGCGGACGGTAGCGATAGGGTTGCTGTCGGCGATGTGGTGCGCTCACATTTCACTCGACAACCCAGCGCATCCGTTGCCATCACGCCGTCCATGACGGTGCCCGAAGGCACGGATCAGACGGTCGATAACAAGACCGCGACGATCAGCAAAGCGCAAGGCATTCAGATTCCGTGGACCGGCGAGGATGTTCGTCACGTCGATAACGGGATCGGCTTCGGCACGATCTACGGCGACCAGATCAAGCAAGCGATGCGAACGCTCACCAACGAGATCGAGATCGATCTGTTGACCGAGATTTATCGCAACGCGAGCCGCGCAATCGGCACTGCTGGCACCACTCCGTTCGCCAGCAACTTCAACGAGGTCGCGCAAATCCGGCAAATCCTGGTGGACAACGGCTGCGCGATGGGCGATACCACGCTGATCGTCAACAGCCTGGCCGGCACGAACATGCGCAATCTCGCGCAGCTCCAGAAGGCCAACGAGGCGGGCGGCACCCAATTGCTGCGCCAAGGCACCTTGCTGGATCTGCAAGAGATCATGCTCAAGGAGTCTGCGGGTATCCGTTCGCACACCAAGGGCACTGGCTCCGGCTATCTGGTCAACAATGTCGCCGGCCTCGCTGTCGGCACCACCGTAATCCCGGTGGATACCGGCACCGGCACTGTGCTGGCCGGCGACATTGTGACCTTTGCCGGCGACACGGCGAACAAGTACGTCGTGACTGGCGAGCTGTCCGGTGGATCGTTCACCATCGGCGGTCCTGGGTTGCGTGTGGCGATTGCTGACAATGCGGCGGTAACGGTGGGCAACAACTACACCGCGAACGTCGCGCTGCGCCGCAACGCGGCGGAACTGATTATCCGCCCGCCCGCAGTGCCGAGCATCAACGGTGTGAACCGTGATGCCGCCATCGACGCCATGACCGTGCAAGACCCGCATTCTGGCCTGGTGTTCGAGGTGCGCGCCTACGTCGGCTTCCGCAAGGCGATGTTCGAGATATCGGCCGCGTGGGGCGTCAAGGCATGGAAACCCGAAAACATCGCGTTGCTGCTTGGGTGATCCATGCTCATCGTCGAGGATGGCACGCGCCCTAGCGGCGCGAACAGCTATGTCTCTCTGGCCGACGCGCGAGCGTATGCGTCGGCCAGGGGGATCACGCTGTCTGCTGTCGATGCGACGCTGGAAGCGCAGATCATCGATGCGATGGACTGGATCGAATCGCACGACGCGCAGTTTGTTGGCGAGCGCGTTGACCGTGACCAGCCGCTATCGTGGCCGCGCGCATGGGCGGTTGTGGACGGATGGAGCTGGTCGTCGGACGAAATCCCGCGACAACTCATTACCGCGCTGCTGGAGGCCGTCCTTGAGGTGCATGGCGGCGGCGATCCATTCAACCCTGCGGACAACCTGTCGATCATCCGTGCTCGAGTAGAGGGCGCGGTAGAGGTCGAGTACGCCGAACCGTCTGGCGCCCGGACCACCAACCGCAGACCGGCATTGATGACGATTCGGCGGCTGCTGAAAAACA